GTAACCAGTGTAGCCAGTATATCCAGTTGAACCTGTCCATCCCGTGGCTCCAGTAACACCAGTTGCGCCAGTGGCTCCAGTAGGGCCAACCGTATGGTAATATGGCAAATCAATCCAATGATTCACACCGTCTCCTAATTTCAGATAATGGGTTTCAAGTTCGTACCCAAACTCGCCTTGAGCTAGAATAGGATTATCAGCAATCCATACTGCGGCATAATCTCGCCGCAATTGAAATTGAATGAATGGCATTCCCTTATTACTCTTTCAGACTATTCGGCTCGTCCACAATCAAACACTGGACCCATAGGATACGACGAAGCAGCATTGCCTCCATCAAACCCGATGGCCGGAGCGACTGGACCTGTAGGACCAGTAGGACCCGTAGGACCACCACTTTCTCCTCCACCGACGTACGGCAAAAGATTCCATGGCGTAACACCGTCGCCAACTTTCATTTGACCCGTATCAATTTCCGTACCAGGCTCACCGGCTAAAAGAACAAAATTAGGGTTCCATCCGAGTTTAGTGTTACGACGTAACTCAAATCTTACGTTACGAGTACAAGTAGACATTATTCATTTCCGTCCAAAATAACTGACCCAGAACCATCGAGTACACAACCACCATCGTTATCGGAGTAAATAACTTCCTGGCATGGATCGGGACAAATACGACCAAACGCAGATAAGAAGTAAGCTTCTACTACTCCAGATGTAGATCCTGTAGTATGCTGAGTTTCCTTTATGGGTTTCGTGACTCCGCAACACCAGTCGGGCTTGTAAGCTTTAGCTATCGCTTTTCTTCGTGTACTTTCTGTCCACAATGACGTATCCGATGTCTTGTTCACAAAACTACGTTCTTTGCCGGTAGATTCATTGAACGGAAACCGGGAAATGTCGGGAATATCGATTTTTGGCTCAGCTTTGTATGAGTACCATCCAAAGATGAATATGAGTGTTAATGAAATTGTGGCTGCCACAAATGAGATATCAATCTCCATTGTAAGAACTTGTGTTTCTAATTACGCATTGTGAACAATGAACTCACTTGTGGTTGGATTATAGTAGATTGGAAAAAATCCTTCAGGAAGATCTCCTAATGCACGAACGGGTGCAGCGTAAAACCCCCCAGGTATTGATGGACGAAGCATTCCTCCCGTCGCATCTAGAATAATTGAAGTTCCGACTGGTTCGTCATTATTATTGGCTTCATTTCCGATTACAATGCTATTAGGGCCGCCAGACACTGCGTTTGCACCGATGACTACCGAACCGGTTTTAGGAGGATCATCTGGTACTCCGGGAAACGTACGGGCATTGACACCAATCACTACACATTCTCCCACCGAAGACGTATGCGACCCAATACACACATCGTCTCCACCAGATATTGCATCCTTTCCAATAGTCACATTATGTCCGTTTGCGCTTATTGTAGAGTTCCCGATTGTTACATCCGCAATAGATGAGTAAATCGTGTGGCCAATAGAGACAGAACTTCCTGCTGCTTGAGTCAAAAGACCAACACATACATTCTCAGTACTTGATCCAGTAGCTCCGGTGCCGAGATAAACTGAACCAGGATTAGATGTTCCGCCAATCACCCACAGTTTTGCAGTATCATCCCAGACCAAATACTGGTTACTTGATGTTCCAGTAATACCAATTCCGCCTCCACCACCATAAATAGTTCCCGAAGCATAAATGTTATCTACATTGGTAAGATCTACCCTGATTTCATACCCTCCACTCCCATTCTCCACAATCTTTGGGGATACGAGGTGTTGAAGAAGATTACGAGTATTTGATCCGGAAAACGGATCGTTTCCACCTCCGGACATTTGTTTATAGAGATGGACAAACAGTTTAACTACTTTCCGGAGTCTAAGAATATGGAGCCCCTATTTACTTCCACGTCGCTAGGCGACAAGTATACCCTATTTCCTATTGCTCCGAACGAAGAAGACCTGTACAAATTGTACAAGAAGGCGGTAGCTTCTTTCTGGACAGTTGAGGAGATTGAGTTCCAAAAGGATAAGGAAGATTGGGAGAAGTTGTCGGAGAACGAGCAGTATTTCATCAAGCAAGTCCTGGCATTCTTTGCAGGTTCAGACGGAATCGTCCAGGAAAATTTGGCTACCCGATTCCAGCGCGATATTCAGTCACCGGTAGCTCGTTTGTTTTATGCGTTCCAGAACGCGATGGAAGGTGTACATTCCGAGACGTATTCTCTGCTGATTGATCAGTACGTCAAGGATCCCGAAGAGCAGAAGAAGTATTTCCGCGCAATCGATACGATTCCGTGTATCGGCAAGAAAGCCGACTGGGCTCTAAAGTGGATTGATTCAGGCGATTCGTACGCTACCCGTCTAGTAGGATTTGCATGCGTCGAGGGAATCTTCTTCAGTGGTTCGTTCTGTGCGATTTATTGGCTGAAGAAGCGTGGACTCATGCCCGGTCTAACATTCTCAAATGAACTGATTTCGCGAGATGAGGGTCTGCATACGGAGTTTGCGGTGACGTTGTACCATAAGCTGCAAAACAAGATTTCAAAGGATCAGATTGAAGTCATTATTCGTGAAGCTGTCGTAATTGAAAAGGAGTTCATTACGGAAGCTCTGCCTTGTTCCCTGATTGGAATGAATGCTCGCGATATGTCTCAGTACATCGAGTTTGTAGCGGATCGGCTGGCACTACAGTTTGGGATTGGCAAGATATACAAGTCCACGAATCCGTTTGATTTCATGGAATTGATTTCGTTGGAGGGTAAGACGAATTTCTTCGAGAAGAAGGTTTCAGAGTATTCTAAGCCTGGTGTCGGAATGAAGAAGGAGGATATGGTCTTCAGGACAGACGAGGAGTTTTAGAGGAAGATAACAGACAGACTTGTCGGTTCTCGAGGTTCTAATGTAGCAACTCCCGTTTCAAACACTCGGAACAACTCTAAATTTTGGTCGGTATAATCTTCATTCGCTTTATTTGTATGATCTGATACATCTCCATAAAGTTGAACAAACATCATTTTTAATGAAGACCATGATCTAGGAACGTTCCAGCAAATAGGTGGTGGTTTCACACCTTTCAAAGCAAGTTCTAAGCATGGTTCCCACGAACTCTTGTCGTCTGGATGCCACCGATGATTGAATATCAGACGATCAATGGGTAAGAATGCTCCTTTCATTAATGCATCTTCATACTCCTGTAGTAAAGGAAGAGCGTCGACAGACCAAATACAAGCGTGAGTACTCACAAGACGCGATGTAGGTTCACACTGAACCATTCCGTCTCGTATACAGAACTCCAGGCTTTCAACACTTCTCGCTTCAGGATCAGTATTATCATGCTGCGTGCCCAGAGAAATCACATCCCAAAATCCGAGTTTTAAGTTAGACATAAATAATTCAACGTCTGACCGTGAAACTAAAAGATGGGCGTCATCTTCCAAGACAAGACACACTGGTGCATTTTTAAGACCAGTGCGAATTGCATTAATGTGTGCTAATCCACATCCCGTATGTGGCATACTATGAATAACTCCGGGAACAACTAGAGCTTCAGGCCAGTCTTTCATTATTTTTTCTAGGCGGTCTGTGCGATGAGGTAAATTTATGACTACTACAGGAATCATTTTTATTTACAAATATCAGATTTCTTCGAGTTTTACCTTACCATGATTGGCTGACCGAACAACTCTCGGCAATTATGTCTGCATTGGCAATTAGGATCTTGTGAGAGATATCTTCAAGTTCAAAATGATAGACCATGAATGGCATTTCTCGGAAGACTTCGTGTAACCGAGGATGGATATCTGCCTTGACTTCCTCCTTCTCATCCGCAAATCGGATCTTGTGCCATGCTGTAACAATCATCTTCTCAGATTCATCTGCAAATAAACGGGCATCTCCAGCTGGTACAGATTTGCTGACGGTTGACTCACGAACTTTCACGACCTTACTGTACGATCCATCGGGCTGTAATAACTCAGTTCCCAGAACTACGTCTGATGCACACACCGATCCATTCCGCGTTTGGAGTTTTGTAGATCCAAGGAAGCAGGTAATACTTACCGTAATACTCGCACTCACACTTCCATACGAGTTTGTGAGAGTTACAGTAGCAGTATATGGTCCCCAACCTGGTGACGAATTACCTACACCTCCAATTGAACACGATCCCGGGATTAGACCGGTCACAGTTCCATTCACAACAGTTTGTGTTCCGTATTCGTACGTTACAACACTACGACTCGTAACTGTTCCAGATTCAGTCCATGTTAACCCGGCAGAATATGGAAATAATGATGCGACTGTTAGATTGGAAAGTTGAGGTACAGGAGTGATCTCTGATCCACTCCACGCAAGACCATTTTTACTTGAGATGATCGTATTGCCAGATCCATTATTTGAACCTACTACGACCCAACTTCCGCTTCCCTGGGCTACGCCGTTACCGTATCCAGGGATGTAGTCTCCAGTCTGTTCTACGCGCCATCCTCCATAGTCCCCGGTATCTCCGTTCGTAGGATCGTACGCAAAGAATGGTTGGCGATGGTTAGTTCCAGATGAGAACATCCAAGTATTATCGGAAAACGCAACTCCTGCTCCAAACGTCCACTCAGTTGGATCATTGCCGAACGGAGGAGGTCGCCATATGTGAGACGTATCGGTGCTTCCATCAATCGCTACGACCCATTCAGTTCCATCGGATGATACAAATGCACTGTTGTATCCAATCGTAAGAACGAACTGATTAGACCCGTTCTGTCCTAAACCAAATGCTAACCCGTGGCGCGAGCTACTGTTATTTGATAACTCGGATGGAATAGCGGCAGAATGCCAGCTAGTCCCGTTATCATTACTATAGAGGATTACAGTTTCGTTATTTGAAAGGTGACCCGTTACGACCCAGTTGCCGTTACCATACGCAACTGCGCGTCCCTCACCTGTTCCAAACTGAGTATCGGCCCCACTCCAATTAATTCCACCGTTTTTGCTTGTAAAAATTGTATAATCTTCATTGTTAGCATCACCTGTCGCTACCCATACTGGATTGTACTGATCATTATTGAATGCCACACTTGTTGCGCGAGTACCTGGCATTGCTCCAGAGCAAGGATACCATGACCCAGCATTATCAATACTGTACTTCATCGTCTGGCCACTACTACCATTTGTACTATCGTCTCCAGTCACAACCCATACACCATTGCCGTATACGACTGAACGAGCTAATGGCTGCGATCCACCAGGGAATAAATTACTCGAAATTCCGCTGGGTATCTTGAACGACTGACCGCCGTCAATACTTACCAGAACGTTCGTTGATGGTCCTGTGGGATTTGAATCTCCAACAGCTACAAAAATACCGTTTCCGTACGCTACTCCGCGTCCAAATGACGGGAACTGGTACGATAAATCTCCGAGGGAAGGAGCACCTGGTGTCATAATAAAAACCCAATTCGAGTTACCGAAATGAACAGTAGCACCGCTTTCAAAACCAGAATTTTGGACTGGATCAATGTATATATATACGTCTTGCGTAGGATCTATCTGGTTAATTGCATCCTCAAGTGTAGTATTGGTTATTGATGAAAGGCCGCATCCTTCAAAGTGAACGATGTTTATGTAGTTATTATCGAATCGTAAATAAGTTAGACCAGCTAGATTAGATACATCTAGAGTGTCAATGTAGTTATTATCGCAACGTAAGTACGTTAATCCAGAGCACTGAGATACATCCAACCTAACTAAAGAATTGTTATCCACTCTTAAGTATGTTATAGTAGGACACTTTGTGACATTAATTGATAATAATCCGACACTATTGGCACGAAGATAGGAAATTGATCCACCCTGAGACACATCAATCGCAATTCCAAAGATTTCGGTATATTGGTACGTATGGGTAATCTCCTGCTCATCTTCAGTTACAGCTATCGTGTCCACAGTTCCATCTCCCCAGTCAACCGTCAACGTTCCAGTAAACGTAATGCGGAAATATAACGTCCCGGATGGATCACACTGTGATGTATCCGACTTCATAAAAATGGGAGTATTGTACGTATTTGCCGGGTTGTACGCTTTAACAAGAAAACCGTCTTCAGCATAATCTCCTGACAGTGCAGATCCATTAGTTAAGTTCTGAAACGTTCCTCCGGAAATGTACGTATCTCCCAAAATATCAGACGCCATAGTATTCGGTTCTACATCTCCAAACCCCGACCCAGTCGGCTTTCCAATTTGAATGTATGCAGTGTTGTCACTACAGAAATGCGTCTTCAGTGCAAATCCAAGATTTCTTCCATCTGGAAATTGAGCGCCTCCATTTGTAGGATCATTATTTTCATTTGATGTTCCGGAAATGTACACTTGCTGATTAATATCCGAAGTTATTAAACTAATGTATGTATTGCACGAATCGTTGCCGACATACCGAATAGGGTAAATACCTGCCGACTCAATATTCCCAAATAATCCAGCAGTGAACCCTATCTGCCCCCCACCAGCAAGATACTCGCCAGGATTATGTTCGCCATCTGATTGCAGATACTCAGTCGTTGCTCCGGCAGCTACAAGAAGCACACCGTAAGGGAAGGAAAGTAGTGTCGCACCGAATAAATAAGTATAATGATTATTACTTCCAGACCCAATTCCCCAATAAGGACCAGGCTCTAAGAATTCCGAAATCATGTAGATGTATCCATATCGTCCTCCATGATTTCCTGCAAACTCAACGCCGGGTACACCTTCATCAACACCATTCAATGACAGACAGTTCGAAGTACCAACGACCGCAATTAAATTGGGAATTGTTCCAACTGGAGCATACGATCCCTCTGGAATCCAAACAAGTTGATTAATTTTTACAATTCCGGTCTGATCTCCAATTGTAAACCCACTATAAGTTTCACCTGTAACTGGATCTATTACTAATACAATACTATCCTGACCCCCAATTTGGCTATGCGATGATGTGATATTATTCCAATCAGAATCGTTAGTTAATACTGCAACATACAGGTATCCATTTGGTGCGAGTAATGACGTAAAAGAATACGTATAATTCCAGCCACTTCCAAACTCCTTCAACCAAACTAACTCAAACTCTGACGTAAATTTCACCGCAAACGCATTCTGCCCGTAGTGGTATGGCCGATACGCTGTCAGATTTTCACAAGTACTCCCCGTAACATAAATATTACCCTGACTATCAACTGTGATAGAGTCGGCTCTGACATAAGTATTTCCAGACCCGAACGTTATGCCTGAAATAAACGATCCTGAACTCGAGTACCGGGCAACAAATGAGACGTAATGGTCATACGTTTCACTTCCAGCAAAAAGGACTTTAAGTACAGTTTCGCCTGCTACCACAATAGTTCCGTCTTCGCAAATCACATTTCCATTCACGTATGTATAATTCGTACCCGATCCGATCTGAGTACTCCAAATTGGATCATTGGGGCTACGTCCAGGTGGAGGTGGGAACTTCTTTTCCTTATTGGCCGATGGTAAGAACAGCGCCTGCGAGCTTGCCGTTAATAAAGGAATAGAGTATGCCGTATTAAACGGCGAAATCTTGGATCCTACAGAACCAAGTGCGTCTCCAGCAACTGACGCATACCGCCGAAACTGTGTATACTGTGACGCATCAGGTGTTGGCATTCTTGTTTTAATGAGAGTACTTGTTTTTGAGGAAGGCTGCTACATCAAACGATTTCTTGAATAAGGATGGCTTCTCACCACCCTTGCGAGCAAAGGCAAGTGGAGTAGTAGGTGCAACTTTAATAGCGGCAAAATGCTCCTGAGCCCGGGCTTTTACCGCATCGCGATCCGCTCGTAATGTAATTCCCGGCTCGGTTTTCTTAACGTACTTGTGTACGATAGGATGGTGATCTACAATCATTCCCATCCTCTCCATGCGCTTCTTAAAGCGGTCGTGCATCGGCATTCTTACGTTTAAAGGAAGAAGCTTTATTCGGCATAAAAGTAAAATGCAGCTAACTTACGTTGCCGTGGTCGTTCTGGCCTCCATGATCTTCGTTCTGTCCGGCATGGTCGGTTACGTATACTGGCAGCAGACGCGCATGCTCCAGAACCTCCAGTCGCTCGCTGTCGTTCTTTCGACGCAGTTTGTTCGGCAGCCTCCACCTGCTCCAGAGCCAGAGCCAGAGCTAGAAGTAGAGCATGCGCCAGTCCATGAGACGGATGCAGATCTCCCTCCTCTAGTTCCTATCCAGGAAGTCAAGGAAGATGACCGTGTTTCGGTCAATGAGGTAGAGATTGTAGAGGGCCCGCCAGCTTCTGCCGCGGCTCCTGCTCTGGCGCCAGTTGCCGAGGTTGTAGATTACGAGAGCAAGACGGCGGTTCAGCTGCGTGATCTACTAACTGCTAAGGGTATTCCTTTCGGCAAGCGCGATGCCAAGTCTGTGCTCGTACAGCTAATTAAGGCTACGGCGTAAATATAGTTTGTTAGAATAATGAAGCTGTATAATCAGCATCTAGATACATTATCCAAAGGTCATCCAAAACTCTTAGTATTTGACTGCGAGTTTTGGCGTGTTTCTGGATCTTCAGGATTTATTCCAATCCCTGAATCCGATGAATTCTTTATTCCTCGCGAAATAGGCGGATTCTTTCTAACCAAGAACTCTGATGGAAGTTGGGAGTACAAGGGTTACTTTTTTGTGACGTTCACAAACCCTAAAGGGTACGATGTCTCTTTCATTTCATCTCAGTTCGCTTCGGTATCTCAAAAAACGGCCGATGACCTGGATATTTACCAGTCGCATCTGCAGATGGAATGGCATAAGGCGTATGAAGGTACGTTGCCAGCAAGTCAGAAACCTATTCTGAAAGAAAGTTTGGATCTGTATAATTCCGACAAGCATATTCGCGACAATCATAAACCTCCTTCATGGATCAAGAAGTTCCTGAAAGCTTATTCGGAATCGGTCATTGTGGTAAAAGGCCGGTCAGACATTGAAGCCTTAGAGAATATGTGTCGTATCCACGAGTACGAATATTTCGGTCCTCTGGATGTCATAGATATTGCTGAATGGAATCCCAAAAGCCGGCGGATGTGTGGAACAGCTAAATTGGAAGGAACGTACGATTGTGTTAGTCCGTACGTCGACGATCGCGGAACCAAAAAACGCCGCCTCAGGGATATTTTGCCGCTAGATAAAGCTCACGATCCCACGACTGATGCGTCCATGACTTTATTGGTAGCCATATACATTGTAGCGTCTCAGAAGAAATAATGAAGCTTGTATCGTTCGATATCGGCCTTCGTAACTTAGCGTTCTGCGTAATGGAAGGAACAAATAGATCCAATGTCAAAATTGTACACTGGGATCTGATTGACGTGATGGCTGAAGGAGCAGGACACGATGCCCCGAAATGTTTTAAATGCCAAAAACCAGCAAATTGGTTGAACGGCAAGAAAGTGTATGCTTGCACTCTCCACAAAACCAAATGTGCCAAACCTCCCACCAAACTGTCTCTGACCAAGAAGACCATTGAAGAACTAAAAAAGGAAGGTGAACCGTTTGGGATTGTATCTACCACCAAGAAAGGGTATGTGGATATCCTTTATGCACACTACAACTTGAATGTTTGGAAACGGTGTATTAAGTCTTCCAAGCAGTGTTCAGTCGTAGATTTGTCTATTCCCATCGCAGCATCACTGGAATCTAGGAGGGCATTATGGGAAGGCGCTGATCTGATTGCGTGTGAGCAGCAGCCAGATAAGCGAATGTTATGTGTTCAGGCCATGATCCATATGTGGTTCGTGTGCCAAGGTTTCAAGTGTTCCGGTGTATCTGCCACACATAAACTGACCAATATTCTCACCGTAGATCCTACGAAAACGTACAAGGACAGAAAGAAGACGGGTATTATTCATGCTACCGCACTTGTCCCAGCTCCGTGGAAAACACATATGCTGAAACATCCCAAGAAAGATGACCTTGCAGATACTTTCTTACAGGGGTTGTGGGTGATGGAACATACGCGTTAGAGTTTTCATAACTGTCTCGTAAGTTCACACAAATGGGCGATATCTTCGGAGCGGATTTTTTAACAAATACGAAGGTTTCGGAGTCAAACATGGATCTTCCCGATATGGCAGCCGTCGAGCTCCCCAGCTTTGGNGATGCNGATGCGCCTCGTCTCGTCCCCANCCTAGATGAGACGGGTCCGGTGCGTACCTCAGACGGTCTGGATAATATGAATGCCGAGGCGTTCTTCCCTTCACCATCGTCTCGCAAGATGAGTGAGGAGTTTGTCATGAAGGAGAAGTACGAGATCCTCCGCAAGTTTGAGCGTCTTGCTAAGCTTGGTGTCCCGATGCGTAAGCGCTTTACGCTTGATTCGCCGCTAGATGAGATGAAGATGGAGCTGGAGTTCATTCGTCGTGAGAAGGCGATGGATCAGACGATCAAGCAGTTCTGTGAGTGGTACATTACGGGTATGTCTGCACTCGAGTGGAGCTCGAAGAACGTCCAGATCATGAAGGCATTTGGTCTGAA